GTGACCGAACTGGACCGCTACCTCGATGCGGCCACGCGCCAGAACACGGTGCGCAGCTATGCGTCGGCGCTGCGGCACTTTGAAGTCGAGTGGCAAGGCCACCTCCCAGCGACACCGGACAGCGTGGCCCGGTACCTGGCCGCGTATGCGCAGACCCTGGCCACCAGCACCCTTCGCCACAGGCTGGCCGCCATTGCCTCCTGGCACCGCGACCACGGCTTTGTCGACCCGACCCGGTCGCCGCTGGTGCGCAAGGTACTCAAAGGCATCAAGACCCTGCACCCGGGCCAGGTCAAGCAAGCCGCGCCGCTCCAGATTCGGCGGCTGGTCGAGCTCGATGACTGGTTAGCCGCAGCGATCGCGGCGGCACGCGCGCGGGGCGACGGAGCGGCAGCGCTGCGCCACCAACGGGACCGAGCGCTGGTGCTGCTCGGATTCTGGCGTGGCTTTCGTGGCGATGAACTGCTGCGCCTGGACGTGGCCCATCTCACGCTGGTGCCGGGACAGGGGATGACCTGTTTCTTGCCGCGCAGCAAGGGCGATCGCCAGGCCGCCGGCGTTACCTACAAGGTGCCGGCGTTGTCGCGATTGTGCCCGGTGGAGGCGACCCAGGTGTGGCTGCAGGCGGCCGACCTGCAAGAAGGGCCGGTATTTCGGGCGGTCAGCCAATGGGGCCAGGTGAGCGCCGAAGGCCTGCATCCCAACAGCTTGGTGCGCCTGCTGCGCGAGTTGCTGACCAGTGCCGGCTTTGCCGATGCGGGGCTCCACAGCAGTCATTCCCTGCGCCGCGGCTTTGCCAGCTGGGCCAACGAGCAGGGCTGGGACATGAAGGCGCTGATGGAGTACGTGGGCTGGCGCGATGTGCAGTCGGCCATGCGCTACCTGGACGGGCATGACCCGTTCGCACGGGACCGCATTGAAGCAAGCCTGCCAAGTCCAACCGTGCCGGTACCGGCGATGGCGCTGCCGGCGCCCGAGGGCAAATCTGCACTGCAGCTGCGCCTGCGCATGGTACTGACCCCATTTGCCCGCGCGGGTCGCGGCGCGGCTAAGGCCCGGGGCCGGATCGAAGAGATCTGCTTGGCCTCGTTCCAAGCGGTGCGGCTGAACACCGCCAGCAGCGAGTACCGGTTGACGGTTCCCACCGATCCCGATCGGGATCTGGATGAAATCCTGGCCACGTTGCTCGATGACATGCACCGCATGGCCGATACGCACCAGTGTTTCCTGGAAGCGTCTCTCAATACAGACGACGGCCGGCACTGGGATTGATCCCCTCATAACCTCCGGATCCAATGGCTACCCTTCACGAGACCGCCTACCCGCGACTGAAGCCTGATCCCACCGCCAAGGAACTGGAGGAGATCTATACCCCCACCGCCGCTGAGATTGCATTCGCCAAGCAGCTGACCACCCAGCCGGGACCGCAGCTGGCGGTACTGATTCATCTCAAGCTCTTCCAGCGCCTCGGTTACTTCACGGTGTTGGCCGACGTACCCGAGCGGATCCGGAAGCACATCGCCAAGGCCGCCCGACTCGGGCGCGTATTGGACACCGACCAGCTCGAACGTTACGACGCTTCCGGTAGCCAGCGCCGGCATATCCCGCAGCTTCGGCAGTTCATCGGTGTACGTCCCCTGGATAAATCAGGCTTGGCCTGGCTGGACACGGTGGCCACCGGAGCAGCCCAGACCAAGCACACCATCCCGGACATCGTGAACGTCCTGCTCGAAGAGCTGGTGCACCATCGCTACGAACTGCCCGGTTTCCGCACCCTGGAACTGGCCGCCATCGGCGCGCGTGAGCGGGTCAATCTGGGCTACTACCGTAGCATCAGCCACGCGCTGACGCCTACCACGCGCACGCTCATTGACGACTTGCTGCGCGCACCGGAAAACTCCAGGTTCACCGGCTGGCAATCGCTCAAGCGCGAGCCTGGTCGGCCCACCAACAAGGAAGTCCGGTTCTATCTGCAGCACATCCGCATGCTGCAGCAGTTGGCTGAGCAGCTGCCCCCGATCGATGTGCCGGTCCCTAAGCTTAAGCAATTCCGTGCAATGGCCCGGGCCTATGACGCCAGCGAGCTGGCCGAATTGGCTCCGGACAAGCGCTATGCGCTGGCCACCATCTTCATTCGCGCCCAGCATGCCAAGACGCTGGATGACGCAGCCGAGCTATTCATCAAGCAGGTGCGCGGGCTTGAAAACACGGCCCAGCAAAAACTGCTGGCCTACCAGCTCGAACATGCCAAGCGGGCCGACTTCCTGATCGGCCAGCTCAAGGAAATCCTGCAGGCCTATCAGCTCGACGGCAGCGATAGTCAGCGCGTGGATGCCATCGACAACAGTCTAGAAGCGGAAGTGTCGACCTTGCTGGCCGAATGCGAAGAACATATGGCATACGCAGGGAAGAACTATCTGCCTTTCATGCTGCAACCCTACGGCACGGTCAGGCCGCTGCTGTTCAATGGGCTGGAGCTGATGAATCTGCGGTCAACCAGCCACGATGCCGGCATGGAGCCGTTGATCGCAGCGGTGCTGTCGCTGCGCAACCAACGCCGTGAGCTGATCGAGGTCGCATCCCTCGGCCTGGACCCGGAAAAGGACTTCGATTGGATGTCCAAGCTCTGGCGTCAGCATGTGTTTGGCAAGCGTGCCAGTGCTGCCGGCGCCGGCTGGATGCACCGTAAGTACTTCGAGCTGGCCGTGCTGGTGCAGGTCAAAGACGAGCTGAAGTCCGGAGATCTCTTCATTCCCAGCAGCGAACGCTTTGATGACTACCGCGAGCAGCTGGTCGATGAAGCCACCTTGGCCCAGGAACTGGAAGCCTATGGTCAGGTGTCAGGTCTACCCACCGACGCCGCGTCGTACGTGGCTGGGTTGCGCGCACAACTGACCGACTTGGCCGACGAAGTTGACGAGCGCTTCCCCGAGAATGTGCATGCGGACATCTTGGAAGGGCGCCTGGTACTGCGGAAGGGGCAACGCGCTGAGGTCTCAAGTGCCATTGCCACGGTGGATCGCCTCATCGCCGAACGGCTCCCGGAGTCCAGCATCGTCGATGTCCTGATCGACGCCAGCCAATGGCTGGATCTGCACCGTTTTTTCCGCCCGATCGCCGGTACCGAGAGCCAAGTCGAAGATCTGCCCCGACGTGTGATCACCACGCTATTTTGCTATGGCTGCAACCTGGGGCCGACGCAGACGGCGCGGTCGATCAAGGGCTTCAGCCGGCGCCAGGTTGCTTGGCTGAACCTGAAATACGTGACCGAGGATGTGCTTGAGAAGGCCATCGTAGAGGTCATCAATACCTACAATAAATTCGACCTCCCGGGCTATTGGGGCAGCGGGAAAAGCGCCTCAGCAGATGGCACCAAATGGAGCGTCTACGAGGACAACCTGCTGTCGGAGTACCACATCCGCTACGGCGGCTACGGCGGCATCGGCTACTACCATGTGTCCGACAAATACGTGGCGCTGTTCAGCCATTTCATTCCCTGTGGTGTGCACGAGGGCATCTACATCCTCGACGGCCTGCTGGCCAACACTTCCGACATCCAGCCTGAGATCGTCCATGGCGACACGCAGGCCCAAAGCTACCCAGTCTTCGGTTTGGCCCACATGCTGGGCATCCAGCTGATGCCCAGGATACGAAACATCAAGGATCTGACATTCTTCCGGCCCGAACCTGGCAGGACCTATAAGAATATCCAGGCACTGTTCGGAGACAGCATCGACTGGCAACTGATCGCGACGCATCTCCACGACATGCTGCGGGTAGTGATCTCGATCCGATTGGGGAAGATCACCGCGTCCTCGATCCTGCGCCGGCTGGGCACCTACAGCCGGAAGAACAAGCTGTACTTCGCCTTCCGGGAACTTGGCAAGGCCGTCCGAACGCTGTTCTTGCTGCGCTACATCGATGACAACGAGATTCGCAAAACGATCCATGCTGCGACCAACAAGAGCGAGGAATACAACGGCTTCGTGAAGTGGGTCTTCTTTGGCAGCCAAGGGATCATTGCTGAGAACGTCCAACACGAGCAGCGCAAGATCATCAAGTACAGCCAGCTGGTGGCCAACATGATCATCCTCCACAACGTGGAACGCATGAGCCGGACCTTGGCCGTAATGCAGAAGGAGGGGATTGAACTGACGCCCGAGATTCTGGCCGGCCTGTCGCCTTACCGGACCAGCCACATCAATCGCTTCGGCGACTACCACTTGGATCTTGAAAGGGAAGTGGCGCCGCTGAGCTATACAGCGAAAGTCCTTGAACAGGCCCCATAGACGGGGACATCCGCCATCGGGACAAGACAATTATCATTGCGTTTCAATCGCTTAGGTGGCATTTGGCCCTGTACGTAACGATTCCCTGCCGACCCTCAGGCTGGTGGCCGTCGCCGCGAGCTCGGCAGTCAATTTCGCATAATGTATATTATGTTAAAGCTCGCAGTGGCCATTCGGTCATGGCTCGGCTCCTGCATCCGGTGGTGGCTTGCTGGTCTGGTCGACCGGCACCGCACCCCCAAGGACACGGAGCTTGCAGCATGACGCATGGAAACCACAGCTGGACCGGCTGGCGCTGGACCGAGAACGGCCGTTACCTCGTTTCGCCCGATGGCGACCACATGACCGCCGAGCGCCTGCGCGGTCTGGCGTGGCGTGATTCCATGGAGCTGCGCCGCGCCGGCTATGCGTCCAGACGCAAGGCCGAGGCCGGTACTCGTGCGCGCCAATATGGCGCAAAGGTCAAGGTGGTCATCGTGGAGCTCGACGACTGGCGGGACCGCCACTTCGGCCGTGCCGGCTAGGCGGTCGTCAGCGGATGATGGCGCGAGGTTCGCCGCGCCAAGGCCGGTGGACCAGAATCGACGGGGGCCAAGGCCGCCCAGGCGCGGGTGAGGCGTTTTCCGTGGGGCTCTGCCCCACCCCCGGCGCTAGAATGCGCCCAGGACGACGCACAGGGGGATTCATGGAACGAGAGCGGCCGGAGTATCTGCCACCCATCGAGCGGCGGCGCTGGACCTTTCCGTGGCTACTGGTGATCGGCCTTGCCATCCTGGTATTGGCCGGGTACGGCGTGAAGCAGCACGTGGCCACGCAGACCGCATGGGAAGCTCGATTCAACCGTCCGAAGGTGACGCCGGCGTCAGCTTCGCCCAATGTGATTCAGGCCGATGACCACGCGGAACAGATTCGACGGATCCGCCAACGGCGGGAAGCCGCCGAGGAATACCTGAAGGAGCGCGCCACCTGGCGCTGCATTGATGGGACGCCGTTTCGGAAGATTCCGGGCGGCTGGGAAAACGTGCCTGGGGAACGCTGCTAATTCCGTAACGCGTTACTTCCGCGCACGACAGCGTTTGATGAAGAGCTCAGCCTCAGCCGAGGCAATGCCGATGATCGGCGCGACTTCGTAACGGGTTACTTTTGCGGATAGCGGCGGGCAAGCTCGCCGACCAGGGCGCCGATGGGCTTCTTGGTCGAATCCTTCGCCCTGCCCCCGCTAGCCTCCATAGCGGCGAGCAAATCCATCTGCTGACGGATTGCCTCAAGCAGCTGCACGTCACTGTAGTCCACCAGCGGATTCAGACCGCCCGGCTTCATCCGCGCCGCCTGACTCGTAGCCGTCCTTGCCCTGGAACGAACACGCTCGCGGTAGCGGCGTTGCTTCTCGGCCGGCGTCATTGGACCGAAATCGGCATTGAGCACCGGCCGGCCACGCTTGGCCGGGATCATGTCCAGGGTGCCCGGGTCTTTTTCGTCACGCATGACTAAATTCCTTTTGCGCTGCCGATGATGGGATATTAACGTAACGCGTTACTAAAGTGTAGTTGTCGGCCCCGTGTAGCCGCCGATCGTCTGGGCCGGGTTCTGCGGAAAAACGTCACCACGCTCCCCCGATTTGTAGCCAACGATGGCCGAGGATGGAGACGACGGCGCTGAGGACTGCACGGCGGGAGCGGCGGGCGTTGCTGCTGGCGGAACCGAGGGCATCTTGTACGGGTTGTAGGGCTGGCCATGGCGCGCGACGGTGCGGCACTCAGGCTGGGTGATTTCGTAACGTGTGCCCTGCTCTGTCAGGCACGTACAGCTCGGCTCCTGCTTATTGCCCTGGGCATCGACCCCACCCATCGAGGACATGCAGTAAAGCGCCGGCTGCGAGACGGGCGGGCGATCATCGAAGATCGGAGCGGTCTCGGGCATGGTGGCGAAACGCGGCAGGTGCGCCTTGGCGTAGTCCAGCGGCGTGGCAAATGTCCGGGCAGAGGGACTGGCGCCAGGTGCGCCCGAACCGACAGCACCAGGTGATGTGGCTGACGTGGCAACCTCCCCGGCTTCCTGGATACGCGCCTGCATCCGATGCTTCAGGTAGAAGGCCATGGCCACGACAAACACGACGCCGGCGATGACCCAACGCATCCACATCGGCATGCTGCGCTTGGTGGTGACCAGCGTGGTGGACGTGAAGTACTCGAAAACGTACTTCGGCCTGATCCAGTCCACCACGTCGGCACAGGGGCCATTCACTGCGCCCTGGTAGGCATCCCAGCGCTTGAGCTTGGTTTTCCGCTTCCACACCGAGTTTTGGCGGACGTGAACGTGGCTCTCATAGAGCCCGCGCAGGAACGGATCGAGTTGAAGGCCCTGCTGAGCGACCAGGATGAAGTCGAAGCCGCGATGCCGGTGGCGTGCCATGGCATCGACGTGAGGCGGCACCTTGGAGCCGGCGTTGCGGTTGGGAAAGACGTTGTAACACTCGTCCAGGAGCACCACGGAACCATCGGGCAACTGCTCCCACTGGGTGGGGTCCGCGAGCTGATGCCACCCCGCCTTCTCGTAATCGAAGTCCTTGATGCCGGAGGAGTAGATGGTCCGCCCCTCCTTTTGGAACTTGAAGGCGAGATCTACGGCATAGGCCGTTTTGCCGTGACCGGGCTGGCCAGTAACCAGGTACAGGGCCATGTCAGGACGCCTTCAACTTGGCCATGAAGACCTTCTGTCCAACCGCTGCGGCATACGCCGAAAGGATCAGCGTGATCGCCACGCCGATACCACTGGCCTCGAAATAGGCCATGCCAACCGGGCCCATGGAAGGCAGCAGAGCACTGATGAAGGACTTCATTGCTGGCAGTGCCACCTTATGGGTGAACATGCCGATACCGAACGCCAGGAGGATGCGGCCAACGATGCCAGGCAGGTACTGGCGAGCGGCTTGGAACAGGAGCGCCACCAAGGCGCCAAGAATCTGGGGCATGTCATGCGACTCCGCGAGCAATGATGAAACAGGCGACAGCCGCGGCACAGACGATGAGAGAGGCGCGGAGCCGGGAAATGAGAAGACACCATTCAGGGTTAGGAGCACCGAACTCCGCGGAGTAGGCCTGCCCCACTACACCGGAACCGCCGCCACCGGGAAAACCCATACACATGCCACCACCAAAACCGGACTGATCCAGATCGGAGGTGGAGAACTCCTTCTCGCCAACAGTTGGAGTGTCGCCTGGACCTTCGCCGACACCGGGGTCCTGGCTCATGCCGGTGACCTTGGTCCACTCAGGCTGACTTCCGTCCCCTTCCCCATCACCCTTGCCGGCGAGCTTCTCCAGAGCGCATGCAGACCGCCACTGCATGAGTAGAGAGCTGTACTCCATGGCGTCGCACTTCTCGCCGGTGCAGACCGGTGGCGAAGAGCAAGCGCCACCTGAGATGTTTCGGTTCCTGCGGGTGTTGCAATCAATGCGCCACTGGATGCGTGCCTGGCCACACAAGATGGGCGAGCCGCTACAGGCAGGCGGGGCGTTGCAGCTGTCTCCGCCGGCAAACGTTTCATCGGTCGTGCCCTCATCCTCGCCATCATCGGGCTTGCCGTCACCGTCAGAATCGCGCTTGCAGGTGCCATCCTTGCCCTTGACCTCACCCGCGGCACATTGCCCCTCGCCAGGCAGACACTCGCCAGAGGGGGCCTTTACGTTGCCAGGAGGACACTCGTTCTCCTTGATCTTGCAGGTTCCATCGGACATGAGAACCATGCCATTCGGGCAGGCTTCCTTGCAGCTGCCACCGGAATCCTTCACCTGCCCATCGGGGCATTCGACCTCGAGAGGCGAACAGACGCCGAGGATGGCGTTCCAGTAGTACGGGGCGCCCATCTGCTCGCAGTTGGCTTTCGGGTCCGCTGGGCAAAGGCTGCCGGTGGGTGTCCAGGTACCCGTCTGGCCATCGCCGCTGCCAGTCCATATGCCGTCGCAGCCGCTGCGACAGCCGATACTGCCGTTGGTCACGGTGCCGACATAGGACGCCCAAGGCAGCGCGCCGGTATAGTCGGATTCGTTGGCACAGGTCTTGTCGATGGGGTAGTAGTAATACTGCTTTGTCTCGTTGCGGCACATGAAATCGGGCCTGCCAGAACTGCTTCTGGCGACGCACTCGTACACTCCCCAATATCGGTTTGAGAGATCGTTACAGGACGGAATGTCATAGCGCCCTGGATAGACCGAGTTTGCCTTGGCCTGAGCGGCCTTGAAGTCAGATAGGCATGCGGAATAGGCCTCGCCCTGGGACTGAAAAAGCACGTCCCAACGATCCGTCTGCGCCGATGCGGAGCCGCTGAAGAGCGCGCAGAGCAGCAACGCAACCAGCAGGAGAAGGAAGCGCGCGATCACGAGTCCAGCGCCAGCCAGAGCGCGCCAAGGAGCGCGACCATCACGAAATAGCCTGCATATGCCATATGCACCCCCATAAGTGGATCGGGCGCACCGACCGCACCCGCCGCAAGCGACGGTCACGGGCGGCACGCCCGATTAGTTAACGCGCCAGGCGACGGCCGAGGTTGATCATCGCGATGACCGCGCAAGCGCCCAGGATGACGGCGCCGCCAGTCCACAGGTCGGACTTGTCGATGCTCTCGGTGAGGGCGGCGGTAACTTCGCCGGCAGCGAAGGCGGAGCCGCCCATGACGGCGGTGGCGGCACCGGTGATCGCAGCGGCGACCTTGGCGGGGGCGAAACGGGAAGCAGACTTCTTCACGGACTTCTCCATGGTGTGACCTCTTTAGGTTTGTTCGGCAATGCGCCGTCCCTGCCTGATGAAAAAGCCAATGGCCCAGCAGCCGGCGATCAAGCCACTGACTGCAAGACCCTCGGCCGCGTCCAGCGGCGGGGGGAAACTGGACGCTGGGCCATAGAAGGGAGCCGCGCAGACACCCGTGGTGGCGTCGTAGTCAGACGCCTTGCAGTAGGCAACCAGCACGGTCTCTTCCATGGCCGTATCCGCTTAGCTGGCCTTGGCCACGGGAGCCGGCGCAGACGCCGGGCGCGATGCGGGCGTGAGAACCAGGCGGCCCAGCTTGAGATCGCCGAACTGGTTGACGTTGAGCGCGTCCTCAAGGTCGCAGTTGTAGTCGCCCACCGGATAGGCATCAGCACTGCCCAGGTCGAGCTTGATGCGCTGACGGAACTTGGGGCACTCGGCCACCGCCTCCTGCGTGCGAATCACGCCCGAACGGTTGTCCTTGCGCCACTGCTTTTCCTGGACAGCGGTGGAGGTGACGGTGACTTTCATGGGTATCTCCTTGGATGGGATTGGTAACGAGTGACGAAATCAGGCGGCCGCGTCGACGTACTCGGACAGTTGCGTTCGGACGAAGCCATGGAGGTCGCCTACGAATGACTTGTATCGACCGGGGCGACCTTGCCGGGCGATGTACTGCTTGATCAGGGCGACGCCGTTCTCCTCGCCCAGGGATTCCAGAACCAGCTGAAGAGCCGTACCGGCTTGGTTGTAGAGGAAGCGCAACATGGCCTTTGCCGATGCGTTGACCATCTGGCGTTTGAGATCGATGCGTTCGCACTCGCCGATAACGAATTCGGCCAACATGGGATAGGCAGCACCGAAGTACTTACCTGGATTGCTCAGCGCATCCAGGGGAAGATCGAGCCGCTTGGCGTATAGCCGAAGCTCGCAGCGGGTGTGGCCACTTTCGGGGTCCCCCAGCTGCTTGCCCTTTTCGTAGACGTTGAGCTGCTTGTGGCCCTTCTGGCCGATGTACAGCGAACAGCCCTTGTCGCTGCCCATGTCATCGACCCAGCGGCCTTCGGGCGGGCGACCGTTCATGGTGAATTCCCCGTTGAGATAGAGATCGTGGAAGCGATGGATATCGAAGGTTTCGCCAGTGAGGTCATCGATGGCGATGTCCAGGCGAGTGAGGTGGGCATCAAGGTCTTGGGCAACACGCTCGACATAGCGCCAGTTGGGGACGTGCTGGCACCCCTGCCCTGTCAAGCTGATGCAGTACTCGCCCTTGGCGGTAAGGCCGATCTTTCCGCAGACGCTGGACGTTTCATCGATCAGCGTGGCGCTGTATTCATAGCGGAAATTCCACAGCTTTTCGGTGATCGGGCCACAGGCGATGGAACCTGCCGTGCCGAACACGTAGGCCAGGACATCCGAGGCGTGCATCTTGCGGAACAGCCGGATGGCTTTTTCCGAGTCGAGCACCAGGGTGCAGAAATCGATGATGGGAGCGGTGAGACTGCTGCCCTTCGGAGACTTTTGGCCCGTGTTACTGCTCGGGCCAGCCGGCTCCGCCGGCCCTGCGGCGTCCTGCTGCTTGCAGGGCTCGGCCGGTGAAAAGGGGTGTTCTATAGCACCAGCACGCGCCCAGAAGGCGCGCTCGCGGCTGCTGATGGAGGGGGCTGCGTCAAGCATCGGCGGCCCCTTCGGCGTACACCACCGTACGACTGACACCGATCACCGCGACAACGCGGAAGCGACGGCGGCCGCGCAGGAGGCGGTTCCAGTAGCGGACGCGAGAGACAGGCAAGTCCAGGTTGTCGCCATAGCGGCACTTGCGCTGCCACTCCCCGCCGGGCGTGCGCTGCTCGATGAAGTACTCCATCGAAGGCAGCGTGCGCAGAGCTTCGACTTCGGCGTCCAAGTGCGACATGCGGCTAGCCAC